TTTAACATGCAGCTTTATCAATACATCCTCGCTGCGCGAGAATTGGACTGGGATGTTTCGACCGTGCTTTATGACGTAACGCGCAAGCCGACGATCAAGCCGAAGCAAGTCAATGATCTTGATGAGGCGGGAATGAAAATTGTTTTGGATGCCGCTGGAAACCGTGTGCTGAAAAAGAATGGCGAGCCTAAACAAAGCGCAGGAGAAGGCGAGACGCTTCAGTGCCACATTGAGACGCCAGATGAGTTTTCTGCGCGCCTTTTGGAAGATATTTCTTTGCGACCGGACTTTTATTTCGTCCGCAAAGAGGTTCCGATCCTTGAGGATAATCTTGAGGCGTTCAAGTTGCAACGTGATGCAATATCGAGACTTATAATCAGCCTACGCGCAAATGAACAAGGTCTGGAACGCAAAGAAAACGCATGGCCGAGAAATGTTAGTGAAATGACTTGCAACTTTTGCAGCTATCAATCATTTTGCTTACAGAATTTGACGGTGGACGTGAAACATCCGCCCGAAGGATTCAAGATTGAAGGGTTCAATCCTGAGTTGGAAAAACAAAACGAAACAAACTAAAATATGGCAATACCCCAACGCGCACCCGCGCCTGTCCCGGCAGTTCCGGTGAGTCAGTCAATACGCAAAGTCGTCTTTGGCTCCATTGAACAGCCCAAAGGCCAGCGCATTCTTCTTTACGGAACAGGAGGAATCGGAAAGACAACGCTGGCCTGCCAAGCACCCGGCCCAGTGGCGTTCATCGATGCAGATGAATCTCTCAGCATCCTGAGGGGACAACTCAAGGATCAAAACATCAAACTTCCCTATCCGGTCAGTTGCCCTGATTGGAAATCAGCACGGGAAGCAATTCAATCGGATGGCTGGGATAGCATCAAGACTATTGTCATCGACACGGCAACAAAGCTTGAAGAGTTGGCGGTGGCGCATACGCTTAAAACCGTGAAGAAAGAAGGCGGCACAATGGCGTCCTCAGTCGAGGACTACGGTTATGGCAAGGGCTATAGCTTTGTGTTTGATACATTCCTGACAATCCTTGGCGACCTTGACCGTCATGTTCGCGCAGGACGTAACGTCATTCTGATTGCCCATGATTGCACCAGCAATGTCCCCAACCCCAATGGTGAGGACTGGATCAGATACGAACCTCGCCTTCAATCGCCTAACAGCGGGAAAGCATCCATCCGTCATCGTTTGAAAGAATGGTGCGATCATGTTCTGTTTCTTGGTTACGATGTTGCCGTTGATGACGGCAAGGCCAAGGGAAGCGGCACAAGGACACTTTACACCGCAGAACGTCCTACGTTTATGGCAAAGTCACGAACCACCGGAGAGAATTTTGACGTTGTTCTTGGAAATGAAATCTGGAACAGCATCCTTAAGTAAAACCAACCAACCAAAAGAAAAAAAATAGTTATGAGCAAAGTATTACCAGCAGCGGGAACATATCCCGCAAAGACAAACGGCAAGATGGTCGTCTATGAGACGCAATCCGGTGCGCTATGCGTTGCCGTTCCGATTGTGTTAACCGGAGTCGATTGGAGCGGCAAGACCACCGTTACAATCGCAAAGAAGGATGGAACGCTCCAGACTCGCTCCATTGACAACATGAAACAGATCTTCGGATGGGACGGAGCTAATCCGTTTGATCTGGAAGATATGGAAACGGCGGAAATTGCCTTTACCATTGTCGGTGAACATGAAACTTACACCCCGGAAGGCAAAACTGAAGAGGTGACGGTATTCAAGATCAAATGGATTAATCCCATTAACTCTGGGGCGCAGATGCCTCAGCCTGTTCAGGATCGTAAGGCGGTGCTGTCCAAGTGGGGCAGCAAGTTTAAGGCGATTGCAACACCAGTGGCAAAAGCCCCGGTTAAGAAAGTTGTTCCGGTTGCCGATGAGGATGACGGAGACATTGCTCCTGTTCCGGTTAAGGTGACTCCTGCTCGTCCTGCGGTTAAGGCTCCTCGCGTTTCCAGCGGAGAAGAAATATGGACTAAGTTGTGCGAGAAATACAATGGATTGCCAGAGGATCAGATTGGGGAGATTTACTACGCTCCACAGGATGAATTGTTCAATGGCCGTAATGACTTGTCGCCTACCGAATGGGGCCAGATTGCAGACAAACTCGGCATTTAATTGTTATGGGAAACACATTGAGAATTAACGAAAAATTGGTTCACGATTTTTTGAGGTTCCAAGTAGGCCGATACGAAAAGCGTAAGATGATCGTTCCTATTTATGATGGGAAAACAGTAGTCTCAAAGAAAACCATTCCTCAAGAGACAACGGTTTGGAGGGTGCTTGGTTTTGGATCAACCCAAAAGAAAGCAGAGCAGATGGCAGCTAAGTCTAATCGTTAGTTCAATCAGTTGGCGGATCTGATTAAAACCGCCAAACTCACTTTATGAAACTTACAATTACACTAAGCACAACGGAAAGATCCCAGCTAAGATTGCTGGAGAAGAAAATATCAGACAAGCTTCAAACATTTGTTGAAGTTGGAAATGCCTTGATGGAGATTCAAGATAAGAAGCTTTACCGGGAAGGATACAAGACCTTTGAAGAATATTGCGACAAGGTATGGAGCATTGGCCGTTCTTATGCCTATCGTTTAATTGAAAGCTCCAAGGTGGTGAAGGACTTTCCCAAGGTTAAGTCTGAACGTGCAGCTAGGGAGCTGTCCAAAGTGCCGCCACCCCGCCGCAAACAGATCGTGGATGACATTGAAGGTGAAGTTACCTCAGCGGCAATACGAGATCTCGTGGAGCAACCTAGCGTCATTGCTGATGAATTTGACATTGAGGTTCCGGTGGAGTGCGTTGACCTGTGGCAGAAAGGCGGGTTTGCAAGGGAATTGCTTGGCCTTGCGTCATCATTAAAAGCTGCGTTGATGAAAGCTCAGGACAATAAAGATTTGTTGTTTGTTGAGGTGGACTTGACCGACAACATTGCCAAGCTGAACCAAATTCAGTTGGATATGAAACGAGCGATTCCTTATGCAGTTTGCCCGGATTGCCAAGGAATTATCGGAAAATGCAATACTTGCAAGGGCCGTGGATTCATCAGCAAGTTCTATTGGGACACGTTTATTCCTGAGGAAAAGAAAGCCTTGAGGAAATGAAATGTATATTTCGACTCCGCCTATCAGAAAGATTGCCAAGCTGGAATCAAATATTGGGGATGCAGCATTGGACCAGAAAGAAGTTCAAGGACAATTTAGCCAAAGATTTCTTGTGCGGATTAAAAGCATTAGAAAGCGGCTCCTCGACGAAGATAACCTCTGCGGGAAATATCACATTGACTTACTCCGATACGCTGGAGTCATACCTAACGACACGCCAGATCAAATCAAAGTTGAAATCAGCCAAAAAAAATCAGGCAAAGGCCAAGTTGAAGAAACTATAATTGAAGTCTATGACTCAAGATCCTAGACAATACGAAAAGAATTGGAAATCAAGACGGAAGGAAGTAACTGAAATAAGGAATCAGTTGCAGCATTTTATGTCCCAAAAGGAAGTTGGGGAACATTTTGGAATATCACAACAAGCGGTGGATCAAATAGAAATAAAAGCATTATGGAAAATCAAAATACGGATGTTGGAAGCGTGCAAAGAACTGAAGTAATGACTCATCCTGAATTAGTTCAGGCATTGTGCAAAGATGGCAGAACCATCCTGTCTCAGATGACCAGCCGGGATGCTCATCTTATACACATGGCTCTTGGCATATCCGGTGAAGCTGGAGAGCTATTGGATGCAATCAAAAAGAGCGTTATCTATCTTCGTCCGTTGGACATTCCAAACATCATTGAAGAGCTTGGTGATTTGGAGTTTTACATGGAAGGATTAAGGGAGAGACTTAATATTACTCGGGAACAAGTTCTTCAGGATAACATTAACAAGCTGACCATACGTTATGGAAAGATGTATTCTGATAAATCGGCAAATGAGAGAAAGGACAAGCAATGAGCACAACAACACCAGAACCAGCAATAGACCAAGCCGCTGCCTCCAGAAAATTGTCACAAGAGCGTCTAACTCTCGTTTACAATCTTAGAAACCAAGGGCTGAAATTTAAGGAGATCGGCAAGCGCGTGGGCGTAGGCACTCAAAGGGCAGCGATTCTATACTCGACCTCCGAGAGGTGGATGAACCGCAAACCGCGCTGCACGGACGGCCTGAGCGTGAGGACGTTAAGTTGCCTATATAACTGCAATATCAACAGCCGCCAAAAAATACTAAAAGCATATCAATCTGGTCTGCTGAAACCGACGAAATACCCGCGAAACTACGGGTGGAAAAGACACAAAGAAGTCGCCAAGTGGCTCGGACTTCCAGAACCGCAAAAAACAGCGACGAGAGCGTATCTGGCGAAAATTTGCCCACATTGTGGGGGTAAGCTCTCTTAACAGATAATGGACAGCACTATTAAGGCCTCCTAAATCGCCAAGAAATTAAAACCATGAACACAAATGAAACACCCTGCATATCATGCGGAACTCCGTGGGCCAGTCACAAAAGCATTATGTCCTTGTGCGCTGAACATGCAGAGCTAAAGCGATTGTATTCCGAACTGGTCTTGGAATGCGCGGCGGCGAAGGATCAGAATGTTGCGTATCGGTTGCAAGCATTAGATCTCTCTTATCAAATTGTTGAATTGCAGGATAAAGTAAAACAACAAATTGACGGCTGGATTTCAATGTCCGACGATAACCTTCCTCCGCTCAATGTAGAAGTATTGATGTATTGCAACAAACGTCTTTGCATTGGCGGACGAACAATTAATCGTGATCTTGGTGGATGGCAATGGTCAGATACTGATGGAGATGCATGGTATATTTTTGAGTTAAATGTTGATCACGATTACAAACCCACCCATTGGATGAAACTTCCTGAATCGCCAAGAAATTAAAACCATGGACTTCACCGAAATCCGCAACCGCTACACACGAGTTGTAAAGATAAATGACAAATGGAACTGCTACCTTTACATAGATCACCAAGGATTTCGAGTGGTCGAACAGACAACTCTTCGTCGTGCTCAATGGTTTGCAAAACGGCTGGCAATCGCGTTGGAGCGGATGTTGAAAGATAGAAAGTAATTGATATGACCTACACCGACGAACAGCTCAAGGCGGCATTGTCAAAAATGTTGCCAGATAAAATTAAATGCAAAGAATGCATCAACGAAGAAGATGGCACTTCTTACTGCTATCTTGTTTGGAACCATCCGCAATGTGCCAATCATGGACACAACTTGGTTGTTCTCGACACAGAATTCCTGCATCTGTGTTGGTTGGTGGAAAAGGAACTTAATGACGTGGAAGCTAATTGGTATTCTAAGCGGGTAAATTATCATTCCAATTGGCAGGAACGAATTACTGCATTGGCAAAAGTGAAAGGGGTTGAGGTATGAACTACACCGAACTAGAACAAAAACTGGGAAAACAAATTGAATCAGATTGGCGTCAGGCATCTGGTGGCGGATGGATTTACAAAACTGCAAAGGTCGAGAATGAAGCAAACATTAGAGACAACGCAATCGTGATGGACAACGCGCAAATCGCTGGCAATGCGCGGGTCTATGGCAATGCGGTGATCTATGGCAATGCGCGGGTCTATGGCAATGCGGTGATCTTTGGCAATGCGTTGATTTCTGGCAATGCGCACATTAGCAAAGGTGAAAGGGATTGAGATATAAACATACACAACTTAATGGAATTGTTGGGTTGGATCACATTGATTAGATGGATATTTAATGTGTTGTTAGGAGTCATATCATTGTTTAGATAAAAATGAAAGATTGGTAAAATGAGCAAAATTATAGATTGTAAACGGTGCGATGGACTTGGTTATTTTCAATACTCAGATTGTTGCAATGAAATAATATGCGGAACGCACAGGGATATTTGTTCTCTTTGCAAAGAAAATTGCGATAAGGCTGAATGCGATGAATGCGGAGGAATTGGAGAAATAGAAGTTTGGGACAAGCAAGATTACAAAGAAGATCAAGAGATTGATCGCTGGCAGGAGAGAAGTGAAACTTAGAGATTATCAGCGCAAAGCATCTGATTCTGTTTTTTCTGAATGGGAGAATGGGGCCAGATCGACTTTGGTCGTGATGCCTACCGGAACTGGGAAAACTTTATTGTTTTCTGATGTCATTCAAAGGAAGCAACCCAAGCGTTCAATGGTGCTAGCTCATCGTGAGGAGCTTATTTGGCAAGCCAGAGATAAGATTGAACGTGTGACCGGGTTGAAAGCTGATGTTGAGATGGGTGAACATAAAGCTGCTCAGGAATGCGGCCTGTTTCATCCCAAATCCAGCGTCATCATTTCAACGATTCAAACTCATGTTGCGGGAGGCGATGGCGGCGGCAGGATGACAAAGTTTGATCCAATGGACTTTGGCTTGCTGGTCATAGACGAAAGTCATCATGCCGTATCTCCCAGCTATAGGAAGGTCATTGATTATTACATGACCAATCCAAACTTGGTTGTGATGGGAGTAACGGCTACACCAGATCGAGGCGATGAATCTGCTTTGGGCCAAGTATTTGAAACGGTTGCGTTTGATTACGAGGTGATGGATGCAATCAAAGATGGATGGCTGATTCCTATTGAGCAACAGATGGTTTCAGTTGAGTCGCTGGACTTCAGTGAAGTAAAGACAACAGCTGGAGATCTTAACGGCGCAGACTTGTCGGCAGTGATGGAATCAGAGAAGAATTTGCATGGCGTAGCTTCTTCAACGATTGACATTATTGGCAGCAAAAGAGGAATCGGCTTTGCAGCATCAGTGAATCATGCAAGGGTGCTTTCGGAGATATTTAATCGTCACAAGACTGGAATGTCGGCTTGGGTCTCCGGAAAGACTGATAAAGAGGAAAGGAAAGCAATCATTGCAGATTTTGCATCTGGAAAGATTCAATGGCTATGGAACTGCGGAGTGTTCACAGAAGGATTTGATGATTCCGGCGTTGAAATCATCAGCATGGCAAGGCCAACCAAGTCTAGGGCCTTGTATGCCCAAATGGCGGGTCGAGCCACCCGTCCGCATGAATCCATAGCCAGCCAGCTCAATAGCGTTCCTGCACCCGTCCTGAGGCGAATGATGATCCAGCGTAGCATCAAGCCAAGTTGTTGCATCATCGACTTCGTTGGCAATTCAGGAAGGCATAAACTGATGACTACGGCTGACATTCTGGGCGGGAATGTGATTGATGAAGTCAGAGAGTCTGTTATTCGTGAAGCAATCAAGGCTGGAAGGCCGGTGCGGATGGACAAGCAGATTGAGGAAGAAGAAAAGAAGTTTGAGGAAAGAAGGCTTGCGGCTGAGGCGAGAAAGGCTAGGCTTGTGGCCAAGTCCAAATACAAGACTCAAAAGATTGATCCGTTTGATATTCTTTCAATCAAACCGAATCAACCTCGTGGATGGGATGAAGGCAAGCAACTTTCAGAGAAAATGAGAGGATTGCTAAAAAAGGCTGGCTTTGATCCAGATGCTTTGGAATACTCCAAGGCGAAACAGATGGTGGGAATCATCATCGACAGGTGGACAAACAATAAATGCAGCATTAAACAAGCTGCGGTGCTAAAGAAATACGGTTACGATACTGAAATGTCATTCGATCAAGCGAAACAAACGATTGATAATATTTCAGCGGGTGGATGGAAAAAGAAAACAATATGATACAAGTATTTTCAACTGGAGGAGGAACTCAAAGCACAGCTATTTCAGCTTTGATTATTCAAGGCAAATTGCCTAAACCTGATTACGTTGTCATTGCAGACACTGGCAAAGAAATGCTAACCACTTGGGAATACATGGATCAAATTACGGGGCCAGCACTAAAAAAAATCGGAATTGAAATTGTAAAAATTAAAGCCAATGAATGGTCTCGAGAAAAAGCTAAAGGAATTTTTACTTCTGGAGCTTTACAAATTCCCGCTTTTTCTAACATGAACGGGCAGACGTCTAAATTATCTGCATTTTGTTCTAAACATTGGAAAGGAGAACCAATAGATAGATGGCTTTCTCAAACTCAAGGAATAACTCGTAGCAAATATTGCAAATGGATTGGTTTTTCTTTTGACGAAACTGAACGCATTTTGAGAATGCAAAATGGAGATCAATACAAAAAGGGATTAATTCGTTTTCCACTTGTAGATATTCCCACAAAAAGACAAGAAGCTATAAGAATTGTAGAAAAGATGGGATGGCCGACTCCGCCAAGATCTCGATGTTGGATGTGTCCCAATCAATCGGATTATGAATGGGCTGAAGTTAAAGACAATCATCCCGAACTTTTTAAGGCCGCAATAAACTTAGATAACAGCATAAGGGAAACAGATCCTTATGCTTTTATTCACAGTTCAATCAAACCCTTGCAAGACGCCGATCTTAGCAAGCCGGACGATTTGTTTTCAGCGTCTTGTCCGTCAGGAGAATGTTTTATATAAAATTTAGCCAGCGAACAACCGAGAAATAGGTTTAGATTAGTTTAACTCACTCATCTTCTTATTATAGCCTATCGCTCGGACTCGCTGGCAACTTTCAATCAAAACTATGATCTGGCCTCATTTTACAAAAGAAAAACCATGTCCATCGTGCGGTCACAATGATTGGACTTGCCGATTTGGTGATGTTGCATACGTCTGTATGCGGGTTGCGTCTGAGCATCCATCGAAAGATGGAGGTTGGTATCACTTCTTTGAAGGAAAGAAGATTGAATACATCCCAATGCCAAAGCGGGAAAAGGCTCCTCCAAGGATCAATGCTGCGTCAATGATTGAGCGTTGGTCAAAGGATGAATCTCTCATTTACAAGCATTCCATTGATCTTGGCGTATCGGTTCAATCCTTGATTGACCTGTCAGCATCATATTCCTTTGAATACAATGCTTGGGCCTTTCCAATGAGAGACGGGAACAATGAAATCATCGGCATTCGGTTACGGAACAACGAAGGAAAGAAATGGGCGGTCACTGGTAGCAGATCGGGAATCTTTATTCCTCAGATTCAAATTAAAGGCGAAAGAGTTGCCTATCTTGTCGAGGGACCAACCGATACCGCTGCGATGCTGACGCTAGGATTATATGCCATTGGTAGGCCTTCCTGCAATGCCGGTGGCAAAATGATAAAGGAACATCTGATAAAGTCCAAGATCTTCAAGGTGGTCGTTGTCGCTGACAATGATTCAATGAAGAACGGAAGAAGGGCTGGAAATGAAGGAGCCAAAAAGCTACAGAAAGAAATTGGCCTTTCGTCTGTCATTTGGATGCCTATATCCCCTATCAAAGATGTTCGTGAGTTTGTCCGCAAAGGAGGAACTAAGCAGCTAATTGAATCTGACATAAACTCAAAAGTTTGGCAAAAGTTATGAAGCCAGATCAATACATGAAGTTTTATGGAAAAGACTTCTTTCCAGCAGTTGAAGGATTGCCAGATGGAGTTGCTATGGGATACCTCAGGGCAATCTGGCATTACAGGAGTCATACTCATTGCAAAGGACTTCCCAATGACGAGAAGTATTTGCAACGGATTTGCAGATCTAGTGACTCCGAATGGGCTTATGCCTTTTCAGTCATTTTTGACAACGAACATTTCTTTTGCATGGATGAAAACGGAATGTGGCATCAGAAACGTGCAGAAGAGGATTACAAGGAAGATACGGAAAACTATAACAAAGCAGTTGCTAGGGGAAAAGCAAGTGCATCAAAAAGGATAAACAAATGATCGTAACAGGTGAACAGATTGAATCGTGCATGAGTACGTTGGAATACATTCGGGAAAAATACAAAGCTGAGTTTGAAAGGTCAAAATTAGTTGAGAAGGCAAAGCCAAATCATAAACAGCCTAGACCAATGTATAAGCGGGTCACTCAGGAAGAATATGATTTAATCATGGAGATGAGTGCCAAAAAGAATATGACGGCTGATTCCATTGCTCAGATTGTAGGTTGCAGCAAGAACATCGTTTATGTTATTGCCGGTGGCCGACATCCATTGTCAAAAAAGAAGAAATGAAACAACTCTGGAGGGAATACTTTAAGCCTTCACTTATCCCAGCTTCATCTGCCGATCCAGAATCGGCTTGGAGCTGGGTATTTGAGAAAGATGAGTCTGGTGACTACATTAGAGCTGTGATGGCCCTAAAGGTCATTAGAGAGCAAGCATTGATGATTAAGAAGTCGGGCAGAGCGGGAGATTATGGCACGATGGCAATGATCTCTATTTATAACAGGTGCAAGGTGGATTCGGTCGATAAAGCTTCTTCAGCAAAGACCACTCGCTTTACCGCTGGCCCTCCACCTCGCAAATTAAGATAAGCAACGGATGATCTTCTGAACATCTGCTTTTCGTTTTCCATTCACCTTTGTTTCTTTTTTGGTGAATTTAATCCGAATCTCAACGTGTCCCAATGAAGAAGGCGGCCTACAAGAATCAACATTGTAGTTCACTTCATTGGGACGAAAGTTTGTTAGGTAAGATCCGCTTCTGATTGCCCAAGTTTCCCTTTGCATTACTTCAAGGCCAGATGATGGATGATTCCTTAAAAACAATCTTGGAGTCGTGGGAACGGCTCCACGTTTGTGATCGTGGCCCATTATCGCAATATCAGCTTCTACTCCTTCAAACATTTGCGCTACTCGGTTTAAACTTCCTCCAATCAATCTTGCTGCTCCCATTCCGTGATGAACAAAGAAATCAATAGGATGCCTGTGTCCATTTTTTGAAAACTGAAACGTAACCCTAATTAAAGAGCAAACTCCCAAATATTTACAATTTAATTTCTGAGCCAAAAGCTGATCTGAATTTAGCCCTGACAATTTGTTAGATAAAAAATTGTAATAATGATTTCCGTTCACTAGACCAATCAATCGGTCTTTCATGAATTTAATTTCATTGGCAATTAAATCCACTTTAGCTTCTTGCAATAATTCAATATCTTTGCGGAAGGTATCGTGCATGGCCTTGTTAATGTTTCCAAGGCATTCCCTTTCGCTGGTGGAAGTTGAATCTAAGTAATCTCCCATCCCAAGGAAGTAGCAATCTTCTTGCTGCTTCCAATAGGCCAAATCTTCTTTCCACCGTTCATCCGCATGATTTGGAGAATCGCGGTGAACATCTCCAAAAACAATTATTCTGGATTCTTTTCCGTAAGTCGCTGGAATGTTAAATTCATGCGCTGTGAACAAGCCGCTTGTTTTCATATTTAGGATTTGAATTTACCGCTGTTGCTACAGCACACAAATCCCTCGATAAATGTGCAATCGAATGCCAGTCTTTAGGATCTTTTTTAATTTCCTCGTAGATCTGGTTGAGCTTCTTAATTGCCCGAATTTCGTGTTTTTCCATTTTAATCAAGACGTTTGAGTGATAACCCAAAAATCGGAAGCTAAATCTGCATTGTGAACGTAATCAAATGGAAGAGAAAAATATCCGTTTTGTCCCCATTGAAATCCCCAAGAATTTCTTGCAATGTATATTTTAAATTCCATGTCGTAACCAACTAAAAGTATAGCATGACCACCAAGACAATGCTCATTGCTTTTAGGCATTGAAACAATTCCTTTTTCAACCACCTGAGGCCATTCAAACGAATCATAGATGGTAATGCCAGCAGTCACCGGATTGCCCTGAGCCAAAGCAACCATCAAGTTGTTGGCGTCAACAGAATGATACTGCAATGCTTTATCATTCAATGCTTGGTCGTAACAACATTGAGGCGGTTTTACATTGAAAGCGTTTTCATGATAAGGCCACAAGCTTTCAGGACATACACCAAGATCGGAAACTGACTTGATTCCATCTCGGATCTGCGCCCCTGAATCATTGCCAAGGTCTGTTCCTTCCATCAATCGTTCATTTGCGTAAATGAATAATCTTGAAGGAGTTATAAATTCTTCGCCTTGTTTCTTTCGTTCATAATCAAATGCCGCTGCAATGGCATTGGCAGTGCAAGACCCAATCTGACCCTGATTATAAACCGGAGGCATAAATCCGGTTTCAGTCAAATCCACTTTATACGGAATGGCTTCCGCTTGAGGCTTAGGGACAAACTTGTAATCCCTAAAATCCGGCCTTTGCTTAATCCACCCGTAACGTGGAGATGTTCGCATAATCAGAACAACGAAATCGATTTAGCGGGAGGGGCTTTGGCTTTAGGAACGATGACCTGAGATTGGGCTGTCGCATTGGTCGAAAGGCTAACCGCTACGTTGCCCCATCCTGCGCTCTCAGACCCGCTTGTAGCGAATGGATTTATGCTCTGTGAGAACTCGACAGTCGAGAAGCTGGGAGCAGCGTAAAGCGTATTGGTGGACACGGGATTGACAGCAAAGGTGGATGAACCCGCGCCCAAGCAAACTTCAGGCGTGCCGCTGCCGCTGGTCGCTGTGACTTTGATGCCAAAGAATCGCTCAGTGATGAGCGTTTGATTTGCCGGTGATTTATAAACGGTGTTGGCGCATCCGCTAAGAAACGATGCAGCAAACAACCCTCCAATAATTGCCAATGGAATGTTGCCACCCGCTTTAGTTTTGTCTCTATCATGCTCCAGATGGCTCAAGATGACGCCGTAGGCCATTATGATTAGCCCAATGACATCTTCTGAGTTGAGGATGGTCGCTGCGGTTGTAAGGCCGTGTGTGGCCAATGCAGTGCCAAGGACTTTTAATCCAGTGCGGATGAGTGAGGCTATTTGTGTTTGGTTCATAAAATTATTCGTGATCTTTGAAATTCCAATCGCGCAAGGCTTTGAAGATGCGGATGATGAGATAAACGCACGACAGCATTCCCAACGCGATCTGCAACCATTGGCTAAACGGTAAATATTGGCTTCCCACCCCCACCGCTGCGGCCCCTGCCGCCTTGGCATCTTCAACGATTCGATTCATAAATCCTTGGCTAATTGACTGAAATTCTCACAGTGAACGTCCCATCGACGTTCTTCATCACGCTCACCCTATTCAAATTGTTCGTGGTGATCGGCACATTGGCTGAGATGCCACTGCTTTGAATCATTGAGATGATCCCCGCCATCTGGTCGGCGGTCAGGATGATCGGGTCCACGATGGTGATGACATTGGTCACGCTGGAAATGTTGATGGACGGAGCGATTGGCGGTGCAGGAGTCGGATCGACAACCGGCGGCACATCCTGAGAGAGTGCGGCGGATGAGATTAGAAGCAAGGATAGAAGGAGTTTTTTGTTCATGGAGTCGTAGTAATTGAGGACGTTAATTTTTGATACAGCCATCCACCGGAAATTGTGTTTGTTGCCACCAAATAAGCGTTTCCGGTTAAATTCAAAAGCACCCAGTTTGTGGTTGTTGATGAAGGTGATGGAATAGAGTTTGTGGGAATTGCGGATAGCTGATTAAGAACAAACCCATTCGTTGCCGTAACTGATCCGGGAATAGTAATGGATGCTGTTCCTCTGTTTCCATAAATTGTATTACCAATGTTGATCGAATTGCTTGTCGCAACAGAACAACTTGATCCGATAACAATTGAATTTACATTGTTTGAATTGTTAACGGTTGAATATGCAGCATTATTACCTATTATTACGGCATTATTAAATAACGAATTATATGCCGACCCTCCACCAGATCCTGCGGAGGTTCCTAATATTACAGCACCACTATTATCCCCCCCACCATAACCAGCATGATCCCCTATTATAATAGAATCATAATTTTTTGTTGCAGTATAGGCCGCATCATACCCAATAATAACAGAAAACGAAGCACTATGCCCTTGATAAAGAGCATTATTTCCAATAGCTATTCCTTGATTTATATCTGCCTGATAACCAGCATTTTCCCCAATACAAATTGGCTTTGGAGAAGAAAGCATATTATAGGCTGCGTTATTACCTATAGCAATCATGCCTGTGTTGTCTGAACTCCTTTGAGCTATTCCTGATGATGTTCCAGAACCGCCGATTATAATGCTGTCCGAAAATACAATTCCACCAGTTCCAGTATTTGTCCCCGTCAATACTTTTAAAGAATTTGCTGTTAAAGAATTTACTGTCACGAGATTACTACTTAAAGTCAGAGGAGTTGTTTGATTTGTTCCATCCGGTGAAAACGTGATGTTCATTAGCCCGCCGTTTGTATAGTTCCAAGACGACACTGGAACAGTTGACAAATTGGTATAAGAAGGATTCAAACCGTTGGCCCACAGACCGACACCAGATGAAGGCCCAACGTAAGTAGCAAGGTTTGTGCTTCTTGATGTCGTATAGACTGTGTTGGAAATCGCCGCCAAAGCGTTTGTCGCCAATGTGTTTGTTGAAACGACGATGGTGAATGGGGAAGTCGAAGCATTTGTCCATCCATTGGTCAAGGAATTCCAATAGTAATTTCCATTTGCCGTTGCGATTCCAGCACCGGACAATATAATTATGTTGGTGTTTAGATTTGCCGTTGAAATTGAATATCCGTTAGCGGAAGGAACGACATTGTTTGATATTGCAGGAATCAAATATGAAGTCGCGTTGACCGAATTGCTTCGTATTATTGTAGCCACTCCCGCATTTGTCACAACAATGCTTGCCGTATAATTGTTTGTTAAAACACCAGCAGGAGTGCTGGATGGAAGATTCGTCAACCCACCGCCATCACCATAGAATTTGCCTCCCAATGCCGCCACAATGTTTCCGGAGGCGGGCGAAGCTGATTGAGTGTAAAGATTTCCTTTAATGACCAACGCTTGATCTGTTGATGTTGAGACATCAATGGTTGGATTGTTATCGCCTGAAAACAATGTTTCTGAACCGCTTATCACAAGGCCTCCGTTGGCAGTGTTGAAATACGTCGATCCTAATGATGCAGATGAATTGAAATATGTGCCTTGAACATAAGAACCAGAAGAAACTATTTGTCTACTTGCGTTAATGCCTCCAGAAGTATTGAGGCTTGTTGCATTTGTTGTCGTCAATGTGATGCTGGTTCCCGAAACCGTGGTGGATCCGTTTGCGTTTGTGGCTGTTAAAGTTCCAGTGAATGTTCCGTAAAAGCTGTTGCTGTTTCCCGTCAATCCATTGGTGACCGTTGCATTAACAAAGTTGGACGATGAAATTAGACTCGTGAAGGCATTTGTTGTAATCCAAGGAGAGTTTGTGATTGAGGTATAAGGAAGCGACAGATTGGTTAACCCTGCGCCGTTGCCGGTAAATGTTCCGCTATAGTTGCCGCTGGAACCAACGGATGAATTGAAAGCCAAAGTTGTAGTGTTTGCGCCACCACCGCTTACCCAAAGAGTCGGTGCGCCAACTTGAGCTATACATTTAGTTCTGCGAACAATATAGAATCCTGCCGCATTGGTGGAATTGTATTGAGCGGCTGAAGATGTCCATGTGTAAAGATTGGTAACGGTGTTTCCTACAACTATAGATTGACTTGCTCCAGAAGATACTAAAACAAGGTTTGTGAGGTCGTAAGTAATAAAAACATCTGGAGCAATGGTCAATGCGTGTCCCGCACCGGTGTTTAAAGTTAGATAATAACTGCTAACAATAGGGCCAGAAATTGATTGAAATTTGTTTGTGGTTATGATTGTGGCAAAATAATTACCAACATCTCCAGCCGCAAAAGTAAAGGCTTTAACGTATGCCAACGGAGCCGCATTGCTGAAAATCAATGAAACTGTGTTTTGAACCCCGTTGATTGTATTTGTAATGCCTCCTGTAGCAATTGTGTTGGAGGTTCCGTAAAGGATTTGTCCGCTATTAAGCAGGTTTTGAACGTATTGCTGAGTAACAAACTCGTATGGCGCAGGATTTGTTGTGCTTCCCGAATAGCTTGTAACGGCATTGCTGACGGTGACTGGGCCGTTAAGCTGAATGGTTGAATTGAATGAAACATTGTTTGCGTAATTATTTGTCAACGGTTGAACCTGAAGCCCATTGAGCGGAATGTTGGTTAGCCCGGATCCGTTTCCGGTAAATCCAATATCAGTTGAAATTGCACCCAAAAATACATTGGTGGGATTTCCTCCAACAATTCCCGATATGTAATTCCCAACTGTAGCGGTTATTGAATTGTTTCCGGGCCAAATGTAAAACAAATTTGTCCATCCGATGGCCGTATTGTTTTGACTTACAAGATACCCAATCGTTGAACTGTAAAATTGAATTGGTCCGGTTGCTGTTTGAAAAGTGTTTGGCTCATTAAAGTCACAATTTTTAAAAACAAGTCTGTCAATATTGGCTTTGCTAATTGGTAGTGTGTATGAATTTGTTGCAGATGTGGATTTAATTCCATCAAATATCAATTCTCCAAATTTGCAAATTCCTGTATTGAGATAACCGTTAATGTAAAATGCAGGGGTTTGAGTGACATTTGTCCTATTATAAACAGTTACATTTTGAAATATTTCCCTATCGCAATATCCAACTGAAATGATTGCTTGCCCATTATAAGACGAAAGTCCATTGATGTAAGAATTTGTATTCAATACATCCATGTTGATGTTTTTGAAATTTATATTTGTAAAATAACCATCTCCGGGAGGGAGAACTGATGGATATGGAAATTGAACAAGCCATGATCCATAACATTGCCCAGACAACCCGTCCACATAAACATCGCTAATTGAATGCGCTCCACAAAGAAGTCTGATTCCCATTCCGTGAGGGTTTGTTTTGTTATCGATGTAATTATTGTATAAATGAACCCCAGCAATATTTCCTCCTGTGTAATATGGAGTGTAGGGATACACATAATCAAATCCATCATCTGCATTTAATGGAATAGCATCATCACCCGATCTGATGTAACAATTTACCAACCAATAGTTTTTTATTGGACCGTTTAAATGAAAAGAGCCATCAAAATAAGGAAGATCTCCTTTTATTCCGCAATCAAATGTGCAATTTTCAACAAACAAATTTGTCATGTTCATTGCAAGATTTGCAAAAGTTCGGTTGTTAAAGAATCTGCAATTCTTAAAAGTAGAGTTTTGAACGCCAATAAATTGACCAATAACAGATATTCCAACGAAATTGGCATTGGAATAACTTGGAGATTGCGAATCTCCAGCCCCGTTAAATGTAACGCCGTCAATATAAATGTCTTTATCTATGCAAGCATTAGAACTCCAATTTTTATTACCTACCAAAGGCCATCCAGAATTTGTGGGCATAATGAATCCCGCGCCATCAAAAGCCGCAACCAATTTTGTTCCACTATTCAAACGCAAATTATAAGCCGAATATTTTCCATCCACAATAATTGTTGAATTTGATGTGTTGTTAAAAATGGATTGAATGGTTGCAATTTGAGGAGCCGATGCTGGTGCTGTGGCGTTTAAACCGACATTTGACACATCATTGGTTAGAAAAAAAGACAATCGAATAACGGGAGACCCATTGGTTACTCCCCCCGATCCAGCAATGTTAAGATTCGTCAACGATCCGCCGTTGTTGTTGGTCACAAACGCATACGTTGTTCCATTGTAAAGAATGCCGGCGTTTGTGATGGCCCCCACCGACCAGTTGGTCTGCCCACCGGATACGGAAACTGCCGGGTAGATTTGAGAAGGGTTGATTGTCGCTATCTGATTGCTCGTTACAAGGCCGACAATGGCCGGTGCGGCGATTGTATTGGTGGCCTGCTGTGCTGCTCCCAGCGGATCAAACGAAGCGGCTAGGAGGTTGCTGGTGTAGTAATATTGGAAGAATTGACCGGCGAAGTTGCCAATGTAGTCGTGGCCGTTGACGGTGCCGGTAACGCCGACTGTGATGACATTGGTAAATGTGGTGCCTGAAGGATAAAGCTGAACCCGATAAGCATATCCACTGACAATGTTGGAAAAGGTGGTCAATCCATTTGCATCTGTATTTTGAGCAACGGATGTGGGCGAAAGAATTTGACCGTTATAACTTCCCAAAGGCCAAAGCGGAGTCACAGTTACTCTGCTGTTTGCAACAGGAGAAAGAGAAAAGTTGGCAAGATTGTAATAGACATTGCAATTGGTGTCTGCGGAAAACACCGAAAGACACAGCAACATCAGTGTCAGAAATATAAAAAGTGTCTTTTTCATTCTTAAATTATGTTTTATCATGATGTTAAAATCTTTTCAAGTTTAAGTTGTTTTACCATTTTCCAGCGGCACAACGCGAATATGAAGATGGAATCAAAGCTTTAAGACCGCCTGAAACGCGCTGCTTGCAAGGCCGACATCCGGGATGCTCACAGATCCATTCAATCTGCCATTGGCAGGCTAAACAGATGGCAATGATGGCGGCAATTTGATCTTCATTGCGAACGGCAGATCCAGCCAAGAATTTAGGCATTGGCTTTTGAGCTATTTGCCCATCAATCGGCATGTGTGGGCTAGTGACTCTCATGCGTCATTGGCCTTGTATTGAGCCGCAAATCGTCCATTGGCAATAACACAAGCGTGTTGGTTTGCGTAAAGACCCCAAGGCGTTTCAAGTGCTACCGTTCCAACAGCTATTGGGACACTCGGAAAATTGCAATATGGGCTAGCGGCTCCCGCAGCAATCGTTGCCAAACTAGGCCATCCAAGCGGACAAATGTCGGATGGCATTGTCGGCGCACCTATGGCAAGAAATTTTGCGCTAGTCATTGCTTCGACCATTGGCGCATGAGCGTAATAATAAAGATTTGGTGCGCTCGCCAAATAATCTTCATGACAAGTCCCATCGTCTTGAATCCAATTGGAATGCCCATAATCGCTATAGCAATAGTGATGAGGGATTTCCCAATAAGGATCAGGCAAGTTTTGATAAATGACCGCATTCCATTGTGCGCCATATCGTTGATCCAATATAAATGACGATGGAAACGCATAAACAGATCCTTTGGGAAAAGTTTCACCATTTGGCGTTATGGCGACGACTGATGGCGAACAAGGATTGTATCCAATGCAAGAATCAGTAATTGTCAATGCCGTTACATCTCGGCTGATGCTAATATCTGCACCGGCATTAGCTTGGGCAAACCTCAAATCACTTCTCCATGTTCCTCCATCATTTACGCATGACACTCCGCTTGGCAAGCCCATTGCCGCTATAGCATCTCCACAGCCAGAACAATCATTGTGAGCCTCTCTACAAGCCCGATCAGCCTCTTGCCAATCCCGTTTGTTTTGTGTCCATGCCATATACACAAAATCACCTTTGGATTTGTCATCATACCATTGATAGCTTTTTGCTCCAGTGCAGATGATATAGCCTCCTCCGGTGTATGCGCCCAATGTTCCGACTACTGTAAATTGAGTCGGCGATCCAGTTGAAAGAACCGCAACATTGGCTCCAAGCGATCCCACTCCGGTAAAATCAATGTGATCTGGATGACCGTAAGTTGAATCTGCAAGGATAGGAATTGGAGTATCAACGCTGATGATGACGTTTGCGCCAGATTGAACTGCTCCGGTCACATTGATTCTGCCACCAAACGCTGGCGGAACGCTTCCAGATTGCGTCCACCGAGCTTTGCCTACAAGGCTGCTTGACGTCATGCCAGGTGGCGCTGAATAAAGCATAGAACCGCTTCTGGACACAGTTCTGTCATCAACTCGAGACGCAACGTAAATTCCATCAGGAAATATCCACCATTCTCCGCCGGCAATTGTTGGAAGGTCGGCTTCATTGATATTGATGACCACCGTTGTGCCGTCATCTGTATCAATACAGCGAGCTGTGTCAGTGGTCGGATCGCCAGCCTTGAGCGTCCATCGATCCACATCACAAGGCCGAGCAAAGTTGATGCTTGGACGTTGGACAATCGTTTCTGCCCATTTTTGCGCTGTTATAACGCTGGAATTGTTGATAATCCAAGATCCGGTTGGAAACGATTGCCTTTCCACCTCGCTTGTCCATTCGGTGCAATTGGATGGCAAGTTTGAAGGAGTGAAGTCTCCATAGCTGTCGGCTTGAAATAAACCACCTCCGCAATCGGCATAGTTTTTGTGCAAACGATTGTAGAATCCGCGAGGATTGGTTCCGTGAGGCTGTCCATATCCTGCGGCCAACGGAACTCCCATCAATTGACCAGTGCCACCACCTTGAGGCGGAACTGTGGTTGAATTATCGACAAACACTGATGAAAAATTTGCAACACAATAGATTTCATCATACCTAACCATTGGAGCAAGAGTTGTCAGAGAATCAGTTCTCCAAGGATAAGTTCTGTCATCAGCCAAATTCCATTGTCCAAGCAGCCCAAGAAGGTCGGAATAGCATTGAGACGATGTATAGACACTGCTTAATGTCTTTTTTATGTCCCAAGTCGTATGAGCGTTGCCATAAATTCCAACGCTTGTTGATTGCAGCTTGAATTCATATTCCTCATTGCCAAATGAATGAATAAGCAAGTCCAAATTAGTGAATGTTCCCCCATTCATTGCAGCCAAATAGCTGCCGTAATCTGATCCCTCATACCAATTTGTATTTACAAACAAACCGTTGCAATCTGGATCATTTTCCGTCAAATACTTTGCAAAAAAGGCATCTGGAGATGTGATGACGTAATCTCCCCAATCCGCAGCAGTCTTTGTGACAAGCGTTCCGTAAGTAGGGCTTCCAATGGTGATGTCTAGCTGTTGAAATGAAAAACTATGAGTTGTGCAAGTGGCAACTCCGCTGTTTTTGTTTACTGACCATGTGAAGTCAGAAGTCATCTGCTCACCAATCGTTATTCCAGTTCCAAATTCCACCTCATGGACATAATTGATATGAAACTTTTCAATCAAATAATGAGTAGAATCTGGAGTGCTTTGGTATCCTTCCATCCTGCATGGCGGGCTGCACGTTGTAATGTCATGCTTGCATCCACCGGGATCATGGCTGGCAAATCCGAATCGTCCTTGCCACACCTTTTGCGCCTGCACATTCTTAAAACCGACTTTTCGACATACGGCAAGGTTTGCGGTTGTGCCGCTTGAGCTAAAGGTGTTGTAAAATGGGGCAGTGCCTCCAATAAAGTCGCTTGCGCCTAATCCATTGCATATTGGATTGGTGTTGTTGGCTACATAAGACCCGCAAGATGGCAACGGGCCGCTGCATGATCCGGTCGATTCAGAAGAAGCATAAGGAAGGATTCCTGATGAATTGATGGGGTTATTGCTGCTGTCTCTGTGGTAATCCCGAACTTTGGTGATGTTTTGATAAACCGGAACGACCGAATCAGCAATTTGATAATGAGACGGAAAAGGATAGCCGGTAAGTTGAGCGTTCCATCCACCACATGGAGCGCGATATGGTGATCCTTGAGAGCCAGCCATAGCATTAACCTAAATAGTTTCCTTGCTGATCGCAAAGACCTGTTGTTCCAATGGACATCCAAAAATTAGCAGGATCATCCATATTGGTATCAACCGGCATTGGGGCTTGCGGAAGATTCCAATAATCAACAGAACTGATGGTCACTCCAGCAGGAACATCTTGCATTGCCACCCACCATCCGGGACTAGATTTAACCACTGGATTTGTGGGATGAGCCAAGTCTTTTATTCCGATTGTTACAAGAGGGCTTGTAGGCTGAATGTGAATTACCGATCCTTTATCATAATCTAATGTTGGATTAACTTCAAATTTATCCGCAAAATGCCAACCAGTAACCCCACCGCCACCTCCAACAATCCTTCTTCTTAATTGAGCAACTTGTCTTTGAAGTTGTTGTAAAGCTGATATTGAAACATTGCTTTGGTTTTGACCGGTTCTGACCCTTTGCCACATCTTTGCGTTTGAATCAGCATCACGAACAGACCGCATGGGCGATCCTTCATGATATTTAGGCTGATTAGCGTGTGGTATTGGAGTGTTAAAATTCATTTAAACTGGAACATTAAACCAGTTTGCATTTTGAGGTCCATTTTGACCAAAACCCTTAAACAAATCGTTATCCCAATGACCAATGGGAGAGCCAATCCAAGTATGAGTTACTTTGAACCAAGTTCTTTGATATTCAATTTCATCGGATTTACGAAGCCAAGAAATCTGCAATGCTCCTCCAGTGGTTCTGTCTGATGAATAACATTGCGGATTGATGTAGGCAATATTATCAAAAATGCTATTGCTACCATCTTGAGATGGCGAAAGGAAATATGCGGGAACAATTCCCCAAGGGTTTTCTTGATAACCACCGGGATTCAAATAAACCGGAGCAAAGAAATATTGAGTCCAAGTAACTTGAAATCCAACAACATAAGGAGTGTCCTCTTGTCTCCAAAGTTTTGATATAACTTCTTTTGCCGCCGATATTGCAATGTTAATTGCATTTGACGATGAAGCATCAACAGTAATTGGAATTAAAAAATATTGACAATTTACTGTTGGCTTATGAGCGTTTAATCCATCCCAAGTTGCAGGGTCTGCTGCTTTTTTGGATGGGTCATAAGAATTATTGGGATAATGAATTTGAATTTTTTTGTTTGAAATTTGAGAAAGTATGCTGCTTTGAACCAATCCATTAACATATTGTGCGCTAGGAAAAACTGGAGAGTCTGTATATGTTTGAATCATCCTTATGATTGATTCTTTAATATCAGAAAGATAAACAGTTGTATCACCAACAACAAATCGTGTTCCCGCATCACCAGCGGTGGGGCTTAATGCCCATGAATATCGAGGATGCTTTAAAATATCAATTCCAAGCTCAACCGGAATCATTTGAAAATCATCAGGAGGATTATCAAATGAAATTGATTCAGCCGTAATTGAAAGCGTTCCACGACCACCCCTTGCGCTTTGAATCTTGCTGGAAAGGACTCGCCAAGTATTTCCAAATGAATCTTTTAGAAATGTTCCTCGACCAAGAAACGTAATTAAATTTACACAAGTTGCCCAAGAAGCTTTGAGACGATGTTGAAAAGTAGCTTGTTCTGCCCGTTCTATTTCTGGTGAATCTACTTCTTCTTCAACTTGACCATTTTCACCAAAAGTAAGCAATCCCCCATAAGGATTAGGGGTTCCACATGTTCGATTTCCAGAATTATCTCCTTTAGGCTGAGCTGGCAATCCAGTTACACCATCAGCCCTATCAAATCCTGTTGGTATCCAGAATGCCATAATCAGCTCACTAAAACTGGGTTGCTGGTCATTGAACCGGCTTCACTTGACGCAATGCACCGAACAAATTGTCCCGTTTTAACCTTTTCTTTGTTCAATGTGATTGAGTTTTCGCCTTCAATCAAAGTCCATTTTGATTCATTGGGGCGGATGCTATCCGATACTTCCCAGCTAAAATCAGGATCAATTTCACTGCAAACTTCTGCCGTCAATGATTTGTTGTCTGGGTTGTAAGCAAACTTGGGAGGAAAGCTGGTCTTAGGCTCAACCTTAGCCGCGATCTTTACGAGGTCATCCTGAATGATTGCAAAGCCATTGCCAAAAGCCTTTACAAACACCGCTTCATGCGAAAGTTGAATGTGACGGGGCCAAGTCATGTTGGCTGGGTTGAAATGACCAATCGTTACCTGTTGAACCGGAAAGTCAAACTTTTGGTCAATGATATCTGCTGTGATTGTCACTTTCCCATCTTTGACGGTAGTTTGGACGTTTGAAAGAGTTTTCATAAAATTCAAGGATTAGCCGTTTTGGGGTCAAGGCCAAACGATCTTGGAACTGACCCGACAGCTTTAACATGATCCGCTATTGATTTCAAGTAACCGTTACTTTTGCGAATAAGATCATTGGTTCCTTGGCCTCCAGATCCAACAACAAGCCCCATCTTTTCCCAAGTGGATGCGGGAAGTTGTTTCATGTGAGATTCTGGCAATGGAATACCATTTAATGATTTACCACTGCCAAGCATCAATTTGTTTAAAGCATCTGCTCCAGCTATGCTTCCTGAAAAATCGTTAGATGTATCTATTTTATGAATTCCTAGTTTTTTAGCACCGGGAATAGAAGCCAAAAGATTTATTATGTTGTGTATAAGAAAAGTAAATGTATCACCAATTAATTGAAATCCTAACACAAGAGATCCTATTGCTATTTCTATTCCTTTAAATGCTCCAATCAAAAGTTGAAATATGTAATAAAGAACTTCAGTTTCAGATGCTAATTTAATAAGGAATCCAAGTTGACTTATGACAGTCTTAAAAGCAGGAGCAAGTTTAGATCCTAAATCAGAAGCAAATGCCATAAAGTTTATTTTAAGTATATTTATGTCCCATTGAAGTTCCGTTAATGGCCCAAGAGTATCTTTAAATATTTTAGTTGCATTTTCAATTTTAGGATTTATGTAAGCAATTGCCGCACCAAACTTCATTACATCTTGTTCGCTTACTCCCAATACAGCGGCAAGGTTTTCTCTTTTAGCTACAAATCCAGCACCAAGACCAGAAGTTAAAGATTTAGCATAAAGATCTTTAGCGTGTTGAAAAGATTTCATCATTTCTTCAACTGTTTTTTGCAATGCTTTTAATGCAAATCCTACAGCTGTAGCACCCGCAGTTAATCCAATGGTTCCCGCAGCGGCGGCCCCAATTCCTTGTCCCATTCCGGCCTTGCCAAGGCCAGTTTGTCCGGTTTGAGTCATCAAAGCGGAGAATGTTTGCCTAGCCGCAAACATCGTAGATAAAGCCCCGCCGGGATTAAACACCGGACCAGCCAACAAGCTGATATTCTTTAGAAATGATGCTTTGTCGGCAGTCGCAGCAGATTCCGCAGCAGCTTTTTTTCTTTTAGCGGCTTCTTCAGCTTTTTTTGCTCTTTCTTCGTAAGATTTAGCTTCTTTTTTACCTAACTCTATATTTTTTTCTATATCAGAATTGATTTTTGCATCTGCCATTGCAATAGCAGCTTGCATATCAATCATGGATTGACTTCCTCTTTTTGAAAGATCATCCATTGATTCAGCCATGACATTTGCAGCTTCAGCATCTTTACGAATTATGTCATTGATGTCTCCAAGAGCTAAAACTTTGGCTAATTCTTTACCGCTTGGTTCTTTAAGTCCTTTTATTGTTCCCGCTTGAATTTCGTTTATGTCCGGAAGTCCAAGAATTTTGCTTACATCTGCTCCGCTTGGTTCTTTAAGTCCTTTTATTGTTCCCGCTTGAATTTCATTTATGTCTGGAAGTCCAAGAACTTTGGCTAAATCTTTTCCAGTAACTTCTTTAAGTCCTTGAATTACATTTGGAGTAGGTTTTCCAGCTTTATAAGAAAATAAACCTGAAGTAAGAGCTTTGGCTTTTTTTTCCCCTTCATTAGCCATTTTTTCGAGAACACGCTGATAGCGTTTGCTCTCGTCTTTCATTCCTTCTTCAATACCCTCCATTACCTTTTTACCGGTTTTCTTACCGGCTTGTTTGGCTTTGGATTCGGTTTCACCTCCAGCTTCTAGCCATTCGCTAAAACTGACTTTTCTGCTTTTAAAAGCATCTTGAATTGTTTTATAAGCCTTTGCAGCTTCTTCAGCAACCCCATCCAATTTGAATGTGACCTTTAATTCGCTCATTTGGATTTCTTTGTAAGCGATTCAACTTCTTGCCTGACAAAGCCACCATCGGAAATGCCAACACCGCTAAATTGTAGCCAGCCGTCCATGCTCATTGCTCCTGCGATCATTGCGTAACCTTCACTCATAGAGATTCGATTCCAAACGTCTTTGCGGCTATCCGCAGGATAATATTTACGATACCGGCAGACATAATCTAAAAGCCAACCGATTCCGGTTGAGTCTAAGGATTTGTCTTTAGTTCCTGAAAAAAACTGACATCACCTTGAGCCTCCATCTCTGCCGCAAATTTAACGGTGGTTTCAACGTGACGTTTAATCTGTTCCAGAACTGCAAACATCACCAGATTGACTGCTGATGCTTCCCAGCCCATCCCCACGGCTTTGTTGGCCGCTTTTGCTACTGCTTTGGGCCCTTCGGTTTCAAGCAGCGTATAAACCTCCTCAGCATCCTCTGTGAACACGTAGCAGATTTGCCATTGTTCATGAGGCTTAAATGAAACGTCAACGGATTTTTTGCCCATTGCGTTTTCAATCATTGAAAGCAAAGGAGAATCAAGAGCTTGAAGAACCGCGAAGTGCGAAGGCACAACGCGATTTACAATTTTGCCTGCCGCTCGGACTGGTCCAGAGGCGAACGCTTTCCCCGCCGCTCCCGGCAACGGCTTGCTTTGAGCTTTCTCAATACAAGCCTGTCTCCCGCGCCATTCTGCGTAACGATCAAGATTGACCGCACCAAGAGCGATGTCGCGGGGAATTGTCGTAGCGTTTTTAAGCGTATCCATTTGCATTTTAGTGCAGACCAGTAATAGCGTTGAAGCTCTTAAAGGTAAATGTTCTCATGCCTTCGCGCTTACGAGCTTGATTGGCTTTGTTGGCCACAAGCAGCATGGGCGCATTTCCGTAAGGAGTTGAAAATGTTACAATCGTTCCAGAGGTAGGAGCAATTATATTTGTGTCATCAATAACTTCCATTTCAACATCAATACCTTTATTGAGCAAAATTACAATAGCTTCAAAGCCTGCGCCTTGTTCAATGTTAATTTCTTCAATGCGCTGGCTTTCGTTAGCGGATACGACAATGTATCCAGAAGTGCCACTTCCATACATTCCTTCGGTGCCCCAAACAATTGTTGATAAACCATTAACATTGAAATTAGGACTCCAAGTTGTTGAAGATCCTGCCGCAGTATTTCCGTAAACATTAGACATAATATTTTATTTAGTTAATTGCTGTAAGTTGCACCAACGCTGACGTTATTGGTAGTGACCGATTGAACTCGCATATAAACTGGCCAATTTGTGGGCGTTACGGTGTAACCATAAGCACCAGCATTGGTCACTGAAGATTTCCAACTGCTGATGGTGACAAAGTTAGTTCCATCAAGCGAAAGCTGGACGTTCATTTGCAACGCATTGGTATCGGTCAATCCGTTGTTGGCAAATCCAAAGTTTGAAAGATAAACCGGATGCGGAGAAACCGATATTGCAGTGCTATTGGACGTTGTGTTGTTAACTGCAACAAGAGTTCCAATAAGAGTCACTGGAGCCGCTTCAGAACTTAAAGCGGAAAGAAGTGCAGCAATTGCTAGTAGTTTTTTCATTATGGTTAGGTTGTGGTTATTAAAACTGGTGAAGGAATGTCGTTTGCCGTGGAAAATTCAATAATGTATCCGTCAATGACCAGATTGCCCATCTGCATTGGCTTGATGCCTTTGTAATCTGGTGTTGGATATTCTGCACTAAGATCCGCAATTGACCTGCACAAATCCCGTATCTGTTCAACCGAATCGTAAAAAGGTTCAGCATTGCCCACCGCATGAGAAAGCGAATCTCCACGATTAGCATTAAACCCACGGCCTCTCGTTACGGCCACTGTCCAATCCCGATCTTCACGATGCAATACGTTGGCAACAGCAAAAGATCCACGAGGTCTTGCTCCGTTAAAGCAAATAAGAATACGAGGAGATTGGCTTTGAATGGATGCTTGTTGCCAAAGATCACGCAAATTTGAAGCAACAACTGCTGAACCACCGCGAACAGTAGCCCAATTAGCCAATGTTCCTTGAATCATGTTGGCTTGGTCGCTGACTTTAATTTGATGCAGATTGGCCATTACATTGAATTAACCATGCGTCCACCGGAAAATACTTGATTGCCGTAAAGCGTTGGCTGACTCTGCAAAGCACCTTGAGGAAAATCCCTAGAGGGAACATCGTCAATGTGCATTTCGCCTTTATTAACCTTGTTCAAGAAATCGCTGATGTCTTTGAACTCTTCGTAAAACTTGTTCTTTTCATCAGGAACCTCACGACGACGATAGAGGCGGTAACAAGCAATCGTAACCGCCATATTTGCCACGGACAGCGGAACAGTAACAAACGGTAATTGCTGGCCATAAATGTTGGCTAGTTTGCGGTCAATGTAACCGCTGGCGTTTTGAATGACCTGATTCAAAACGACTTGGTTTATGTCGCCGGTCGAGGGAGCGTCATCAGTCAACGCAATCAAATCAGAGTATTGGATCTCTCCAAGGATAGCCGCTTGATTGGTATAAGTTGATGCCATAAATTAAAATGCTGCAACGTCCGTGGGGATTTCGGACATTGCAGCGAGACAAAACAGGGCGTGACCCCCGATTGCCGAAACTGCTTATTGCCCCATGTAATTTATCGTAAGGCTGGCATTGGTCGCTATCACAGAGGAACGAATCCTGTATGCAGCCCATTTGCCAACAGCAGTCACTTCACTTACGACATTTGATGCAACCGTGTTTGTCTGATAAGGAAACCAATTTGATCCATCAATGGTGCGATCCAAATTTACAGTTACCGAAGCATTTGTGCCAACTGGAGCATAAATGTAATGGAACGTATTGTAAAAAGTGAATGTGCAATTTTGAATATTGGTTGCAATGGATGTATTCGTAAAGCTGTTTGCATACACATTTGTGTAAACAATCGCATTCGCTTTTACGGGAGCATAAATCTCACCACCCGCCGCTAGGGTTAAACTAGCGGCGAGGGCGAAGAATCCAAATAAGGTTTTCATGTTCATAATCCCCGATGAATTTCAAACCTTAGAACAGCAACTGCAAGGTGCCGCTAACAGCCGCCATAGTGGTGGTGCTTGCACCAGACACATAAGTCACTCGGATATAACGCTGAGAAGCAGGAGTCAGCTTGATAATCCGTGATGTGGCAGCAGCACCGGCTCCACTTGCTCCAGTAATAACCAAAGCAGAGAACTCGGGAACCGCAGTCCACGTTGTTCCGTCGGGGCTGTCTTGAAGCGTGACAGTAAGCGTGCGGGTATCGGGAAGCATCGTTGTATTCAGAGCAGGAATAGAAATCTGAACATTAACGATTTCCGTAGTCGCATACGGAAGGGTCTGTTGCAAATCCAATGCAGTTCCGTTCACCGTTGTAGAAGCAGCGGCAGGAAGAACATTGGTAGCAATGAAGTTTGCATCCAGAACTGTGCGACTATTAGTCGGAAAGTTCGTCGGCGTAAGCTGATTAGCAAATGAAACGCTCATATTTTTTATTAGTTGGATTCAGTATCAAGAATCGAATCGGTTAGAGTAATCGGGTATCCGTTAGTCTGGTTTGGCAACGGGCTAAACGCAGGACGACCATCAGCACCGGCAGGCTGATAGCTTGCAGTCGGGCTGGAAGCCATTACGCCAATGTTAATTGTGCTGCGGCTACGTTGAAGGGTGCTTTCGGCGGTCCTGTTAAGGAACATACGAAGATTGCTACGACGAGCAACGGGAATCTTAGCAATGAGCTTAGAAACGTCATCGTCATTCAGCCAATTGGTAACGGAAGCCGGTTCAATGCCGGTAACAGCATAAGCGGAAAGATTAGATCCAATGTTGAATCCAACCCAAGCCTGCAAGTTTCCAACATACGCCATGTAAGGGTTGCTGGAACCATCAAGCACCTGCTGAAGTCGAGGAGCAGAAATGGCAAACTGACCACCCTGACCCACATCATAACGGCAACCTTCTTTTTCATCCATCCAAAGAAGATAACCAGAAGTGGTGTTCGTTGAGCCACCTGCATTAACGCTGTAAGACAACTGGCTACGAACTCCGGTAAAGCCCTTTGCATCAGCCGAAGTGCCATAATAAGTCTGTTGGCCAATCAAAATGCCAGCAGAACGCATTGCGCCAGCAGCTTCAAGCTGCCAAAGCGAACCCACATTAGCGGGGTCAGCACGCCAAATGGACTCATCCATCTGAAGCTGAACGTCCATGTTGAACATCTCCTTAACCTGCTTCTTGTAGGTCGATTTGCTAGTGGCTACACCTTGATTGGCGTAACGGAACTGAGCAGTCGGAAGCACAGTGCGGGAAGCAACTTCATACCAAGTTCCATCACGCTTGACCGCGCCAAACGTCGAAAACTCGGGGGCGAGGGTGGTCACGTCCTCAATCAGACCAGTGAAGGCATCTGCACGATGCAGAACTGCCAAATCGTATAGACTCGTATTAGCCATAATTTATATTTTTATTGTTTAGTTGAGTTGAACCAGACCAGCGGCGGCAAATTGAGCCGTCAACTGAGCAGCACCGGCTTCACGTTGAGTGCGACAAAATTCCACGCGCTCTTCATTGCTCTTGAACGAAACGGCCTTAGAACCAGCCTGAACGCTTTTGGACAGCTTAAGCTGACCTTTAGGCAACTTGGAAAACAGATCCTTCACATCGCTCATGTCCATCTTCATTAGCTGGACATCGCTCAACGGAACGACTTTTCCTTCAGCGGAAGCGGAAGCAATCAGGCCGGTGATTTCAACCTTTTTAGCAGCTTCAAGGCTGAGCTTGTTCGCGCCTTCAATGGTTTCAATCTTGGCAGAAAGCTGAAGCAAAGAAGCAAGAATGGCATCAAATTTGCCCTTCTTTTTATCATCTTCACATTCTGATTCACCATCGCCATCCATTTCGCCTTCAAGCTTTTTGAGCTTTTTCTTGGCTTTGATTTCGTGTTTGGCTTCGGCTTCGGCATCTTTTTCAGTGCCTTCTTCTTCTTTTTTGTATTTGCCGCCTTCCATCTTTTTTGACAACTGAGCGAACTCAGTTGCAATTTCCTCTTCGGTAGCTTTCTCAGGATCGAGACCCACGAGTTTAGCCAATTGGATTTTATCAATCGTCATAGATTTATTGTTGGTATGTTTTACGGAAAAGAGTCCATTCGGGTTAGCTGCTGGAGTGCTTACAAGATCAACAGACTCAAGAACCTTGAAGCGAACCATCTTTTTCCCGTCAATGTTTTCAGAGACGGCTTCGGTAGAAACGGAAAGACCAAATTCATTAGGAAGAACACGCGCCATTTCAATGACTTTTGCGTAGTTCTCATCAGACTTCAAAAGCTCAAGATCAGCCCGAATCTGGTTTCCATCCTTGCGAAAATTAACAAGCTTACCGGAGGTGTCAAACACACCACCGCTATGCTCGGCCTTGACCTTGACGCCATCAGGTTTGGCCTTGGCAAGGCTTAAAATCTGATTGATAGCCGTTTCATCAACCCAAAGTCCATGACCCTTTGCTGGGCCAATAGTGATGACAGAAACGCCATAGATGATGCCTTTTTCGGCATCAACAAGATCAACGGCAGAAAAATCTGTATAGATCATCTATGACGACAATAATGCACATCCAGAATATGTCAGTTCGTATAAAGCGAACTTGGCGAGCTTTGTTAAAAAGAGCTTAAAATTCTGTTTATTTCAATTTCAGCAGCTCTAAGGCATTGTTCCGTTGTGTAATCTGTCACCACACCATCTTCTGATATTGGGAAAAACGGTCTTGCTGGAAGATTTCTTTTTGCCACCCCCATTTGATGATCCATTGCGTATGGGTTATTTGTAAATACGCTAGACTCATCTGGATTCATTTCGTCAATTTCAATGGACGATTGCAAATCACCCATCAATTGAAGATTGGGGGTCCTATCCGTCCCCTTATATTCATCTGCATATCTTTTGGTAAGGATCGGCCATACACCGGGACGATCCTCACCAGAATCACCAAAGTTGTTATCAACCACCGTGGCAAAACGATTTGCCATAGCATTTTGAACGCCCATTTTAATTGCATTTTGCAATTCTTGGGAAATCAAAGGATTGGTTGTATCAACTTCGAGTGTAATTTTCATTCACGATCTCGTTCGTAAAGCTCTTGAAACTTGCGAGCTTCACAGAAAAAGCTGGCATCTCTGTCCATCATTTTGCCATTGCCCATTTCATCCAGCGCAACCCATTCTACGGGTTTGTTTATGCGCTCTTCATTTTCAATGCCGCCTTCACGGCGTTTTTGAACAATAAATTCGTTACGATAAAACTTTCTAATTTCAAACTTTACCAAATGTTGTCCGCTGGCGGTAAGGACATTGGAAGGCACAAAAGGATGAGATCCGATAATGCGATAAATGAATTTTGCATTTTCGGCTTTGTATTTATCTCCTTTTTTAATGAAAGGCTTAAAAAGAAGCTTGTCCAATTCTTCAGCTTCTTCGGCTGTTACCCATTGGATCTTTTCTTCAACTGCAACTGGACTAACAGTCCCCTGTTGTCGTTCCGGTAGTATTGTAGGCGGCATTTTGTTGTTTTTTTGTTTAGAAGCTCAGCGTTGAATGCTGAGAAAGTTTATGTTGAATGATCTCAGAAGCGGCAATAAACCATTGCGCGTTCTTTCCAGCACCTTTTTTATGGGCCGTCTTAAACACCCCGGATGCACACATCGTTTGAATCCTGCGAGTAGAAAGCGGAGCCAAATACTTTGCGTTTCTAGCTGCAACAGAAACAGATACGTCCCCTGTTAAATTCATTTTGGCTTTTCAGTTTTGTAAATTGCATTGCAAACCACATAGCGTTGAGCCTGCTTAGGATACTTTTCTCGCATTGCAGCATCTGCCATGCACCGGCTCATGTAATCGCTTTTCTTTTCATCCTTGCGAGGTTTAGGCATAAACAAATTAATTTGGCGTTACTTGAGCGTTCCAAAACAAATCCTGAATCTTCATGTATCCATCTGAATCAGTTTTTACATCGTAAACAGGCGATGAAAAATCTTGATTGGGAGAAGCGGAAACAGTTCCGTTGGCATTTCTACGACAGAACCAAGAATTGGGAACCTGATACCAGTTTGTTAACCCTTGATAGTTCGTCGGCGTTGGATAACCGCCAATCGTTTTTCCAAATATGATTGGATCTGTTAATGCCATTTTAAGCCTCCTTTTCGGTGTCTAGGATTTTGCCTTGTGGCTTTTCGACTTTAGGTTCAGGAACCAATTCAATCGAATAGCCAAGCTTTTCTTCCGCAGTCACCATGCCTTCGCTGGTGAGCCTGTAGCCGCCTTGGAAGAGTTGCGCTAACGACTTGGTAAAATGAAGCGCGTCACCAACTTTGATGCCGCCAAAGAAGATTTTAGGAGGTCTGCCGGTGTAACCGTTAATCCGCAAGCATTGCTCAAACAACTGCTTTTCCAATGTGTCAGAAAAGTTTGTTTGATCGGCAATCTTTAGATCTTCGCGGATTCCTTCAGCCTGATCTGCCATGCCTGATCCAAGGCCGGTATTCTTTGGCGTAGAAGAAAGCACTTGACCCACGACAAGTTTGCTGACTTCGCAGTTGCAATAGTCGCTGAAGATCTTGTGTGAATTGGAGCCGTCTGAAGCATTGGCCTGAATCAATTCAGCATCAGCTTTTTTATCAATGACAAGACCGCCAATCTGCGTTGCCATTGAAAACGCTTGTTGCAAAAACTGAACCGTATCTTTTTGTTGTGCATCCGCTTTGCCCAAAATGAACGGAGATCCATACTTCTGCATCATCAATGCCCACCAATCACGATCCTGCGTAGCCAAAAGCCACCAGAACAGCACAGCACGGATCTGACCACCAAAGTTAGGCGGAATGGAAGGCGAAAGGATGTTGCCCCGATGAACGATGTGGCGTTCCTGATCTATTTTATACGCTTCATCTACCGAAAAGTTAATTCCCCCGTTGTCAAAAGTCTTATAGATACGCAACCAAGCTTCAAAATCATCTGTATCAAAGCCGTTTGCAGTTTTATTGGAGCCGGTGTTTAGGTAAGGAACCTTGAAGCACAAAAGAGGATATTGAACCGGTGCAATCTCTTTCAGCTTAAAGCGTAACGGATGCTTTTGAGCAGACTCCGTTAAAGACACCGGTTCAAATATTTTTTCAGCTACGGACAGCGGCATCAGGGTGGCATCCAGCAGATGGAGACAACCTTCGCGCCAATTCCGACAGCCTTCAATCATCTGTTTGATGACTTCACAAGCAATCTCATCGTCTTTGTTGCCTTTTTCGCAAGGAATTAGCGAATAAGGTTGGCCAACAATCACGCCTTTTCGCTTGCTCCATTCAGCTTGCAGATGGCTGTAACTGGCAATCATGTCGCGGACAATGGTAAAATAAAGCCAAGTATCACCACGTTCAGCTGCACGAAGGGAAGCTTGTATCTTGTTAACGTCTAATGTGTTGGCAAGATATTGTGGCTCACCCATGCCGGACATTCGCGCCACGCGCCTAGTAGGAGGCATTGCAACGGCATCTTCAATCGGCTCAAGATTGGCAGATGTAACGCGAGATGGCAGATTGCTGATGGATGATGGCATAAAAATTACTTGCTATTTCTCCCCTTCAAAAACGATTCAATGAACACCTCTTTGAAATTCTCCATTGATTCAGGCGACGGTTCAGGTTGTTTTGCCCGAATCAAATTACTTAAAAACTCTGACCGCTGTGTTTCCCAAGCTTTAACAGCGGCAAGAATATCCCCAATTTCAAATCTATCTGTCATTAGTCCGCATTATCCGCTTGATCTTTAAAATTGTCAATTGACATTTGATAATTTTGAATCCATGATTTAATCAATAAATTGATCGACGCATTGTGTGAAAGCTACTGACCGATTCATTATTTTTGATGTGCTTGTAATGAATCGGTCTTTTTAATTTCTATGAGCAGCCTACTTTTACTTAAAAATCGTAATGAATGTCCCAAATGCAGGTCCAAGCGGACTGGTTATCATAACGGACAATGCGCTAATTGCGGAATTCCATTGTTTGTAACCAGCATCAGCTTTGATTCTTATGAAACGGATGGTAATTCGCGGGAGTATTATTATTTTCATCCTGAAAACGGTTGGATGCACCGCAGTCAGATCATGATGAAACAACAAGCCTTAAGCCGAGAAATTGATTTGCGAATTCCAGAACGCAACACCAAGACTGCGGAACAAAAAGCAGCGGAGATCCGTAAAGAGACTCAAGCCAAGATTAAGGAACTTACGCCCAGTCGCAAGCAGGTTGGTTACGGCAAGTCTATTACCCGCCTATAAAGGCCAACGGTTTGCCCATTGTCATCGGTATTGCAAAGCTTAAGGCTCCTCTTGGAGCTGTTATAAGTCCGTTACGTGCGGCTTCGAGAGCGTCATCACCGCCATCCCCTTCTTCATCAGAATTCATCTTTTGAATGTCGCCTACCCTAGTTTCATGATTTTGAGCCATAGGGATTTGAGCAATCAAATGTTTGCATTTTTTGCTGATGAACCAAGTAGGTTTGATTCCTTTCTCAATGTCTCCTAGACGCTGTTGCATCACAGCCCAAGCATTCACACGATCAATCTCTGCGGGGATCATGCTAATGCCGCAATCTTCATAATCCATTGCAATCGTTCTTCCGTCTTGTTTGCGGGAAAAACAATCTTTACCTGCCACAATGAAATCAAGGTCATGCGTTGCAAGGTTGTGCCGCCTTAACATCGCTTTGAAGTATTCTGCGTGTTCTTCAATGACCGTTTCTTTGCGGTGCTCTTCGTCGACCGTATAAGTATTCCCATCAGCATCATCACAATGCAGATGGAAACAGCTAGGATGCGCGAATCCGTAGTCCATTGAAACATACCATCGTTTAGCTTTAGTTTCTGTAAACACAGGACAATTTGCGCTTGGATAAACATGATAATCTTCGTTCCAGTTTGTGAAAAATTGCCCAGCTTGAAAGTTTGGATCTCCTAGATACCAAGATTTATATTTCCAACCACTCAACGATTCTAGGATTTTACGATTTTCCACGTTCACATGATTGTTGTCGTGGACTGTTGCTTTGATGTAGATTGTGTCTTTTTGAGTTCCTGATTCCCACGGATCATAGAAAACCTTTTTTACCCAAGCATGGCCTATCCCGCCCCAGTTCCATGCCCCATAAAAACGAGGTCTCCAATTCGGCTTGCTGGTGCGGAGACAGGTCATTAGGTTTTTCCATTTATCAAAAGTAAGCGTAGTCAACTCTTCAATCGCAATGCCGTCATATTCCTGCCCCAAGAAATTTTCAATGTCTTTTTCATCTTTGAAATGCTTGATGATGATGAAGCTACTGTTTTCAAATTCAATCACTCCCGCTTGTTCACGATACTCATGCTTTACGATGTTCTTTGGACAAGTCTTAAGCAGCAGATCCCGAATCTGTTCCCGAGCTGCTGTGGCCGATTTGCGGAGGTAAAGAAACTTTAGCCCCGGATACCGCTGGCAATCGTCCAGACAGATCTGAGCGAACATCCACGCGCTTTTACCGCCACCACGCGCACCTCCCACACCAACCGCAGTAGCATTACCCGCTATATCGCATTTACGCGCTGCCGCCGCCATCTCAAACTGCTTAGGCTGAAGTATCATGGCCTTCGACATGAAGTTCATTACTTGATCTTGCGGACAGCCAGCATCTTTAGCCGTTTGAGCTATTTTAACGTATAGCTCAATTTGTTCCTGCTCTTGCTTAGTCGGTTTTTTGGCCATTAAATCAAATTAACAATTTCAGATTTTAGGTTTTTGCAATGCGGAGAAAACCAAATTCGTTCACGATCATCTTTACCTTGATAACCTCCTCTTTTGTCCCAAGTTTTAACCTGCCAACCTTCTGATTCAAGTTGTTCATGTTCACCTGCATGACCGCACATAGCGATTCTTAATTTTGGATTGTCTCCGTTTTCAATGCACCATTTTCTTACATCACCAGAAACCGTTGACGAATCTTTTGAATAAACAGAATCGGTTTGAGAATAAGGCGGGTCAAGGACAACACCGCAAACGCCATTGCGGGTCATTGTTCCAGAACTCATTATTCGTTCCCAAGGCCCACAAGCTATTCTGGTTTCCCTAAAGTTATTTTGCAATTCAACAAACCATTGTCGAACCCATTCAAGCTTTTGTTCTGTAACTCCTTTTCCTCCGTCTCCTAAATGAGGAAGTTGCTTGTTAACTCCTGTTCCTCCGTTTCCTAAATGAGGAAGTTGTCTGTTAACTCCTTTTCCTCCGTTTCCTAAAGTGAATGAAGCAATTCCTTTTTCATCTGGTTCAGAATGCCAAGGCCCTTTACCGGAACACCAATGACCCCCAATCCAAACGCAAGCACCCCAAGCCCACCATCCTGCAAGTTCAGGTTCATGATATTGCGGGTCAGCCATAAGCCTTTTAGCAAGCGTAGATTCGCTTCCAACAAGTTTCAAATGTCGCGCATGAAGGTCCGCTTCAAACACCGGATTAGCCGCAGCTAATGCTGTTTTATCAGGTGAAAACTTTATTGATCTCCAGAAATTGACAACGTGACCGTCTAAATCATTTAATGTAACCCAACCAGAAAATTCCGCTGGCCTACCAAGAAACACAGCGGCAGATCCAAGGAACGGTTCAACATAGTTGCCGCAATCAGATCCTAGCTTGGACCAAATCAATTCAGCCGCTTTGGATTTACCGCCGAACCAAGGGAAGGGTGCTTTAGTTGCCATCAGAATTTAATCTCCTATCAATTTCACATTCCAAATACCAAACAGCTTTACGCAAATCTTCAACAGCTTTTCCTTTGCTATCCGCTCTCCAGATATATTTCATTGCATTGCCCATGCAGAAATTCATGTGTTTAGCTACCTCAATGCACTCAATTTTGCTTAAGTTTGAAGTGTAATGCTCTGGATGATTAACAGGATCATTCATTGTTTTGTTTTCCATAATTGTCATTCATTTTTTCCGCTTTTTCTGTGCTTTCTAATTCATATATTTTATCTTGCAGATTCCAAGCATCACTCAAAAGCGTTGCTGCATATCGTTTGCTTCTGTTGCTGAATATTATGTCCACCCCTTCAATTACAAGCGCATAAGGCAAATCTAACTCATCCAAATAATGCAATGAACGCGCCACCAAATCACCCGTGATTTTAATTTGTTTTTTGTTCATTGACACGGAATACAGCAGTTTGAAAATTTTTTCAAGGAGCCGCAGAAATAATTTAATAAATGAGGGGAGTTCTAATTACTCCAAGTTTACGCTACACACAACGCAGAACCCGAACGGAGGCTAGATTGTTCCCCTCATTAAATTTATTTTTATACTACGCGCTAAAGTCGAATTTTAGCAAGTAGAAGAATAATTATTAAGATTTAATAGAGGGTGGAAAATGTAGGAGGGGGAAGGTTAAACATTACCCCCCCCATCCCGTAGTATGTTTTTCGCCTTGGCATCAATCCTGCTATGGCAACTGGGAAAAGCAGGATTTCTGAACTTCCCAGTAATGGAAATGTTGCCCATGGGCGACAAAACTCAGCGTCGTCTGGGCGGTGGAGTCGAGGCATAGCCTGTCGCCGGACCGGTCTGCTCTCCTGTAGTACGACTCTCATCTTGAGTCGTACGACACTCGATCACGGCGACAGGGGGTGATGCATAAACCCTTGTCATTGCGTCAATTAGCTTCGTGGTGTCGAGGGTGGAAGCGGGAACAGGAAGGGAGGAGTGGGCCGCTTGGAGAGACAGGCTCTCGGGCTTTAGGCGTTCCCCCAGCCACGAAGCTGCTCTCCAATCCGCTCGTTTGACTTTCGTGGGATCGGAGGCATCTTCGATCCTTGTCAAAAGAGTTTTAACCTTAAAAGATTTAATGCGAGCCACCAAATCGTTGAACCTTTCAGTATTCTTCGACTTCAACTTCCAGCAATACCATTGAGGAGGATTGACTCCAACCAAGAGACAAGCTTCCTTTTCATTGAGGAATTTCGTACCCACCAGTTCTGCAATTTCGTTCAGTTCTGCGTCTGTGATTTTTTTTGTTCTGGGCTTAGATACCACTGATTTCATTGGCTCAATCTACAATGCCCAGCCTCATATGTAAAGCTAATCATAAGCAACTTGCCTATGATTTAAATGTCTCAAAATGAGTCAAATCCCGTAAAACCGATCCTAATCGTTTGCCAGTGTCACCATAGCTGAAAATCTAATAGCCCTGCCAATAGCCCTAGTATGACTTTTAAAGAATCACAAGTGAGTTGCTTATGATTAAATCTGACTTAGCGTACTCATTGAGAGTCGACTAACTGGATCTCGAGTGATGGAGGTGATGGAGGTGATTAAATAATCATTACTACGTAGTACTGAATACTAAATGCTCCAAACCCACGATGAGACTGTTTGGTAAACAGTTTCAAAAATAATTAAAAAAAACTCTTGCATCCTTAATTATTATATGCGAGTCTATTTGTGTCGGAGGGAATGAAACCTTTCGACGAAAACAGAAAGACAAATAAAATGAAAATCAAAGCAGCTTCGGCGTCAGAGTTTTTCCAGCATCAATCATCCCTCATTGCCCAAGGTTGGTCGTTTTCCTACAATTTCTGGGCAGGCTGGAATTTTGTTGCCGTGTTCCAAAAATCGGGCCAGTTTTGCGAAATTTCTCGCAAATATTAATCCTTCGCCGTCTGCCCTCCTTGACCGGAGGGCAGAGGGCAGCGGATTAACTGCTGCATTCAATCAAAACTAAAATGAAGATCACACTATCAACCAGTCAAGCCGCAGACATGCTCATGAACGACCCCAATGCAAACTGGGGATACTCAGGCGCAAAAGCCCTTGCCGAACATCTGCATCAAATAGAAGAGGACACTGGAGAGGAAATCGAACTGGACCTCGTTTCTCTCCGCTGCGATTTCGCACGGCATGACAGCCTGAGCGAATGGGCAGAGAGCTATTTTGGTTTGAACAAAGTGTCTTGCAGTCTTGGATTTGATTTCGACGATACCGAAGAGTCCAAGGAAGAGAAGATCCGTGATTACATTCAGGATCACGGAACCCTGATTGAATTCACCGGCGGAGTGATCGTTTCCCAGTTTTAATTTTAACACCATAAACCACCATGAAACAAACTCAAAAGTATCTAGTCACCAGCAAGTCGGGCATGACTCCATTTGGCTATGCTCCGAGCAAAGCCGAAGCCGAAAAACTCTCCAGAAAAGCGAAAAGACTTGGCTTGGAGGGAACCGTTAAGGAACTCAAACATCCTTTTGAAATATCAATTTAATATTAACCCACGATCACCATGAAAACAAAACAAGAGCTTCTCAAAATCGCATTGGCAATCTATCAAACGGTTGCAGAACTAGGTTCTGCGCCATCCGGGACAATCTACGCTGCCCTCATGAACCAGATCGACCTTCAGACCTATCAAGATTTGATCCAGATGCTAAAAGACATTGGCAAAATCAAAGAGATGAATCATCTGCTCATTGCAGTGAGATAGTTCCTTGCCCTCCGCCGGGTCTTTTGACTGCGGCGGACGGCAGGGAATTACCTCTGCGATTAAATCAGTCAATCTATGAAAAGATCCATCCTGATCCTGTCTTTATTCGCGTGCCTATCCGGTCACGCTGCCGTCCCAGAGTCACAAGCGGTAAAAGCCATAATTGGAGAAGCTGGTGGCGAACCGTTCGCTGCTCAGTGCGCCATTGCAAGCTCTATTCGCCTTAGGAATAGCTTGCAAGGCGTCTATGGCGTAAAAAACCCTTGCATCAAACACGCCCCGTCCTACGCGATCCTGCGCGCGCGCAAAGCTTGGCAAGCTTCAGCTTCCCATGACTACGCGCAAGGTTGCCGTTATTTCGGCTGTCCTGCTGACAAGTCTTATTTCATCCGCAACGGATTTCGCCCCGTATTTACAATCGGGCAAACCACATTTTATAAATGAACGCTAAAAATCTCATTCGTTGCCTTTGGTGCATTGCAGAGGTCAATACGCCGGGCTGGTTTGACGCGCAGGGTTGTTACTACGCCGTTCTAGCCCATGAAATCCCCGCGATTATCACAGATGGAATTTGTCCGCTCTGCAAAGCAAAGATGCTAAAGGAAATCAAAGAAAGGAACGCAATTAAATGAACATGGAACTGTGGAGGTTTTGGTTTGAATTATCGGTCAAGGAAACGCTGACTGAACGGGAACGCGAACATCTCAAAACGCTAAATTGGCTTATTGAAAAGGAGGCCACAAAATGAACTGGTCAAATGAACAGCAGCTTATATTTGACTGGTTTAAATCTGGTCAAGGCGCGTTGGTGGTCAAAGCACGCGCCGGGACCGGAAAGACCACGACAATCAAAGCGGCTTTTGAACACGCGCCTGAGGAGCGTATTCTTTATGCCGTTTTCAACAAAAAGAACCAACTCGAAGCGCAGGAGAAGATCAAAGATCCGAGAGTAGAGGTCAAAACATTGCACAGCCTTGGTTTTGCCTATATCAAACGGATCTGGCGCAACGCGCGCCCAGATCCTGACGTTGAAATCGACCGAGTGAATAGCTGCGCCGATTTCAGCGACTGCCCAGAAGAGCGTGGCGCGGTCATTAAACTTGTGGGATTTGCAAAGAATACCTGCATTGCCCCTGTTCGCGCCGATTTAGAACGTATTTGCCAAGAACAGGACATTGAGTTTCTGCGGATGGATGGGATAAGCATTGCACTCAGCGCAATAGAACGAGCAAAGCAACAGGACAGGCGCGACCGAATATCGTTTGACGATATGGTCTGGCTTCCGGTTGCTATGGGATGGGTCCGGCCTTGGTATGGTCTTGTCTGCATTGACGAAGCCCAAGATATGAATTTGCCTCAGCTTATGATGGCACGCAACGCCGTCACCAAGGATGGTCGGATCGTCGTCATCGGCGACGACCGCCAAGCGATCTACGGATTTAGGGGCGCGGTTCAAGGCGCAATGACTATGATGAAGATTCAGCTTCACGCGCAGGAACTGGGGTTGAAAACGACCTACCGTTGCCCCAAGTCCGTTGTGCGATTGGCTCAGGAAATCGTTCCCGACTACTGCGCTGCTGATTCTGCGCCTGAAGGCGAAGTGTCGCCCGTGGGCGACAGTTTGAGCGCACAGCCGGGGGACGCAATTCTGTCCAGATTGAACGCGCCTTTGATGCCTCTCGCCCTAAATTTAATCCGCAAGGGCATTCCTGCGCGGATAGAAGGAAGAGATCTTGGCAAACAATTGTCCACAATGGTTCGTTCAATGAAGGCAAAGAGTGTTCCCCATTTTATAGAAAGGGTCGGATCTTGGCTTGAAAAGACGCGCAAACGCCTTGAAAACACCACTCACGGGAAAAAGCGCATGGAGCAAAGCGACGACATCGCCGCAACTTTGATTGCAGTTGCTGAAAATGCTGCCGGGATCGGCGACATTGAAACGCGCATTTCCAGTTTGTTTGATGACACAACGCAGTTCAGCAAACCAGCCGTTGTGCTGTCTAGTGTCCACAAAG